TTATTTGTTGGGGAGAACCTGCGGGACGAAGGGATCGTGTCGGTTGCACGGAACAACGTCGACTTCATCTTTGAAGTTTGCAGGGTCATCAAAACGCTCAAACCGGGACTGTGGACGGTCAACGAGGTGCGCTCGATGGTGACGACCAAGCCCACCCACCCCAACGCATGGGGCGCGGCATTCCGTATCGCTCGCCAGCTCGGCCTGTGCCGGACGGTAGCGCGGGAGAACTCCAGACGGCCGCCGGCGCACGCCCGATCGATTCCCGTTTGTGTGACCAATGACGATCGCGCAGCCGGCTGACCTCGAGTTGGCAGAAGAGATCATGCAGTACTACGACGACCCGTTGGGGTTCGTCCGCTACGCATACCCGTGGGGCCAGCCTGGTGAACTCGCGGGCGAGCCCGGGCCGGACGCCAACCAGGAGCAGTTTTTGCGGGACCTTGGCGCGGAGGTGCGCCGGCGGAAGTTCAACGGGACCACGCCGGTGATGCCGATCCTGATGGCGGAAAGCTCGGGCCACGGAACCGGGAAGAGTGTAAAGGGCGCCTGGCTGGCAAACTGGATCCTGTCGACCAGGCCGTATTCGATCGGCACGGTCACCGCGAATACCTACCCGCAGCTCGAGAGCAGGACATGGGCAGCCATCCAGCGGTGGACGAAGCTCTGTATCACGGGCCACTGGTTCCACGTTCGCGCCAAGGGCATCTACCACAAGCAGGACCCGGAGAGTTGGAAGGTTGTCGCGCAGACCTGCAAGCCGGAATCGGCGCAGGCCTTCGCCGGCCAGCACGCGAGGACCAGCACGAGCTGGTACATGTTCGATGAGGCCTCGCACATCCACGATTCCATCTGGGACGTCGCGCAGGGTGGGCTGACCGATGGGGAGCCGATGATGTTCGCGTGGGGCCAGCCGGCGCGAAAAAGCGGACGCTTCTATGAAGTCTGCTTTGGGAAGTTTCGCGACCGCTGGAATGTCCGCTGCACCGACTCCCGTCAGTCCCGCTTCACCAACAAGGAACTGATCGAGCAGTGGATCCAGGATTACGGCGAGGACCACGATTATGTGCGGGTTCGCGTCCGCGGTATCGCGCCTCGAGCCGGCGACCTGCAGTTCATCGACCAGGACCGGGTCGACGCGGCAAAGCGCCGCATCGTGCAGCCATTTGCAGACGATCCGCTGATCGCAGGCTTCGACGTCTCGGGAGGCGGCCAGGCGTGGAACGTGGTCTGGTTCCGCCGCGGCACAGACGCCAGGAGCATCCCTCCGATCTGCATCCCGGGCGAGCACTCGCAGGAGAGGGGCGCGATCTTGGCAAAGCTCGCCGAGGTGATGGGCGACAAGCGGCCGGGCCGCAAAGTCTCGATGCTCTTCGTGGACTCGGCGTTCGGGGCTCCATACGTGGAGCGGCTGAAGGTGATGGGATTCGAGAATGTGGTCGAGGTCAACTTCGGCGGCCCGTCGCATGACCGGCACCAGGCGAACCTGCGGGCGTACATGTGGCAGAAGCTGAAGGACTGGCTCGAGATCGGCGGGATTCCGGATGACGTGGTGCTTGAGACAGACCTCACGGCCCCGGGGTCACACCTCAACCGCCGGGACCAGCTCGTCCTGGAATCGAAAGAGGACATGCAGAAGCGCGGGGTGGCGAGTCCAGACCGGGCAGACGCCCTTGCGCTCACCTTTGCGGCATACGTACCGCCGATTGCCGCAGAGGAGCCCCAGGAGCGTTGGCGCGGGGGCGGCGCGGGCTCATGGATGGCGTGAATGTAAGATAACAGCCCTTATCGATCATTCAGAAATGAAGATATTTCGCGAACGCGCAATATCGCAATTGATTACCCCACCGAACCGGCAACGAGGGTCAAATGCCTCTAATTAAAGGGAAAAGCCGGAAGGCAATCAGCGAAAACATCAAGACGGAGATGGCCGCTGGCAAGCCCCAGAAGCAGGCCGTCGCTATCGCGTTGGACACGGCGCGGCGCACGGGGCGCACGGGGCGCACGAAACCGAAGCGCTCGTTGAAAGACATGATGGAGGGCAAATAGGGTGTACCAGCCTCTGCCGACCGACATATCGGGCCGCGACTACCAGGAGGAGATGCGGACCATGCTCCACGTCATGATCCCGGTGTACGAGCGGAGATACAGTGACCCAGACGAGACGCCGCGGAACCTGGGACCGGCCCTAATCAAAGAGATGAACGACATGCTGGAATTCGCGGGCGCGACGGTGACGGGCGTGGACGACCGGGCGCAGGCGATCATCGACTACCTGCAATACCACTACGCGCACGGCCAGAAGCCGGAATGGTACGCGAACCTGACCCGATAGCTCAGTGCCCCAAAAACAAACGGACGATGACATTGTCGCAACGTGCCGCAAGCGGCTGAAGCTCGCGGAGGAGGCAGAGCGGGAGATCCGTGCAGAGGCCCTGGTCGACCTCCGGTTCGCCGCGGGCCAGCAGTGGGACGCGGACGACGAGCGCCGGCGGAAGGCGACGGGCGCAGGCGGCAGCAGGCCCTGCCTCACCTTCAACAAATTAACCGGGCCGTTGGCGATGGTGGCGAACGAGGCCCGCATGAACAAGCCCGGGATGCAGGTGCTCCCGGTCGACTCCACGGGCGACAAGGACACGGCCCTCGTGATCGAGGGCATGATCCGGCACATCGAATATGCGTCGAAGGCAGAGCAGGTTTACGAGACGGCGCTCGAGCAGAGCACGAAGGGCGCGATCGGCGCGTTCAAGGTAACGACGCGCTACTGCGGCAACAAGACGTTCGACCAGGAACTCCGGATCGAGCGCGTAACCAATCAGTTCAGCATCTACACCGACCCGTTTGCGAAGGCCGCGGACAAGTCGGACATGATGTGGGCGGTCGAACTCGAGTGGTTCTCCCGGGAGGAGTACGAGGCGGAATTCGGCGACGACACGGACCTCACGAAGGCGCGGTACTTCGACGGGGTGACGAACCCGGCGCCGGAATGGGTGGGCCGGGAAGGCGTGCAAATCGCCCGGTACTGGTATGTCGACATCGAGACCAAAACACTCGCGGCGATCCGGTGGCCGGATGGAAAAATCACCAACGAGTACACCGACAGCCTGCCGGCGGATCTTCCGCCCGGGTGCCAGTATGCGACAGATGACGCAGGGGACCGCATAGAGCGCGAAGACCAGATCCGCCATATCCGGATGTGCCGGCTGAACGGCATCGAGGTGCTCGACAAAACGGAGTGGAAGGGCCAGTGGATCCCGATTCTAATCGTGCCGGGCGAGGAGATGTACATCGAAGACAAGCGGCACGTCTTCTCGCTCATCCGGTTCGCCCGCGATCCGCAGAAGCTCTACAACTTCTATCGCAGCTCGGAAGCGGAGACGGTCATGCTCGGGACGAAGGCCCCGTGGATCGGGGCTAAAGGGGTCTTCAAGGACCCCAGATGGGCTACCGCCAATAGCGTCCCGTGGGCCTACCTCGAGTACGAGCCGCTCGACATCGCCGGCAACCCGGCGCCGCCGCCCCAGCGCAACCTGGCAGAGCCTCCGATTCAGGCGTTGAGCTTCGGGGCGGCGCAGGCCTCAGACGATATCAAAGCTACCACGAATATCTACGACGCCTCGCTGGGCGCGATGTCAAACGAGACCTCGGGCGTGGCGATCCGGCAGCGCCAGTCGCAAGGCGGATTCACCAACTTCCACTTCATCGACAACCTGAACCGCGCCATCCTGCACTGCGGGACCATCCTCTGCGACCTGATCCCGAAGATCTACGACACCCCGCGGCAGGTGCGGATCCTCGGCGAGGACATGGAGCAGCAGGTCGTCGCGGTCAACCAGGTTTTCACCAACGAGTGGAACCAGGAGCAGTGCCACGACCTCAAGGCCGGGAAGTACGATGTCCGTCTGAAGATCGGGCCAGCATACAAGACACAGCAGGAGCAGGCCGCGGAGACGCTGACCCAGCTCGCGCAGGCCTACCCGCCGCTGATGCAGATCGCCGGGGACCTGGTCTTCAAGAACCTGAACTTCAAGGGCTCGGACGAGATCGCGCAGCGCCTGGCGCGTTCCCTGCCTCCGCATCTCCAGGATCAGCCGGGCAAGCCGCAGGAGATGCTACTGGCCGAGAACCAGCAGATGGCCCAGCAGCTCGAGCAGATGCAGATGGCCCTTCAACAGGCGAACGAGGAGATCCGGACCAAGCGCATCGAGATGGAATCCCGCGAGCGCATGGAGACGGCCAAGATCGAGAGTTCAGACCGGCAGGCAGCGCTCGACGCCCAGGTAAAGCTGGTGACCACGGAAGCGCAGCTCAAGTCCCGGGAAGACATATCAGCGTTAAGCCAGGAACTGGCCCTGCTCAAGATGCAAATCGCGAGCATGGCGAGCGGAGCGGCAGCAGAGGGCTCTGTCGGGCCGTCCTCTTCCGCTCCTGACGTTGAGCCGGCGGCGGATACCCCGATGGATCTGCCGCCGGCCGAGGCTCTACCACCCAATTTATGACCCCAGAAGAGACCGCTCCACAGGGCAGCGAGTCGCCGGAACAGAAGCCACCATCCGAGGCCGCGGACTTCCGCGAGTATGTGAAGTGGCGAAAGTCGGGTGACCCTCCTGTAGCGGCTACACCACAGCCTGAGCCGCCGGCGAGTGAACCGCCGCCTGCGGCAGAACCCGCGCCGGAACCAGGTCCGGAACATCCACCCGCAGAACAACCGGAAAAAGAGGAAGACGACGAACCAGGGAAAGGCCGAGGGGGATCGCGGCAGCGGAAGATCGAGAAGCTGGCCCGGGAGAACGAACAGCTCCGGGCGCAGCTCGCCGCGGCAGCGAGCCAGCCGAAGCCACCGGCCGAACCGCCACCCAATCCGATTCCAGACCCCAGCGAGCCGAAGCTCGAGAACTTCGACAGTCTCGAGGCGTGGCAGAAGGCCTGGAATCGATGGGACCGCACGAAGATCGACGAGGAGCGGGAAACGGAACGGCAGAAGCTCGAACAGCGCAAAGCAGCAGAGAAGATCCAAGCCGAGTGGGACTCGAGGCAGCGGGCGGCGCGTAAAGCGCATCCGGACTACGACGACTTGATCAGTTCGGTTCCAGCCCCTGAAGGTCCTGGGGTGGCAGACGCTCTCCAGGCAATCCAAGAGGACGAGGCCGGCGCGGAGGTTCTCTACTGGCTCGCGCAGCACCCTGACGAGATCGCTCGCATTGCGGCGTTGCCGCCCCGTGCGGCAGTGCGCGAGGTCGGTCGTCTATCCGCGATTCTTTCCCCTCCATCCGGTGAACCTGCGAACGGCAACAGGATCACAGCAGCGCCCAAACCGCCCCCCGGCGCCACCCGGCCGGCAAAGCCGATGACGAGATCGATATTCGACCCGAATATCCCTTTTCCGGAGTACGTGCGGTTGCGGAAGGCGCAGATGAAGGATCGGTAAGACAGTGCCAAACGTGCTGTTGACGGCGCAGGCAATCACGAATGAATTGCTGATGCGCTTCAAGAACAACCTCGGGTTCTCGGGCGCCATTGCCCATACCTGGGACGACAAATTCGCGGTAGAGGGCGCGAAGATCGGCGACACATTGCGGCTGAGAGATGCGGTGAGATTCACCGTCGCCAAGGGGCGCGTCATCACGCCGCAGGACGTCAACGAAACCTACAAGACCCTCACGCTGGGGACGCAGGCGAACGTCTCGTTCCAGTTCACGAGCGCCGAGCTGACCCTCTCGATCGACGCCTTCCGTGACCGGTATCTCGAATCGGCTGCGGTAGCCCTCGCCAACCAGGTCGACGTAGACGGGCTCATCATGGCCTACCAGGCGACCGCCAACGCGCTCGGTACGCCCGGTTCGCCGCTCACCATGCTGGATGCCGCATGGCAGGCGGGCGAGATCCTGGACCTCAACTCGACGCCGATGGACGGCCGGCGAACGATGGTGATCTCGCCGAAGGTCCAGACGCTCACCTTGAAAGCCGCGCAGGGGCTCTTCCAGTCCTCCACGCAGATCAAGCAGCAGTACGAGCGCGGGCGCATGGGAACAATGGGCGGTTTTGAATGGGTCATGGATCAGAACACCCCGGTCCATACCGTGGGTCCGCTCGGCGGCTCGCCGCAGGTTGGCGCGGCATCCCAGACGGGCTCGACGCTCAACGTCACGGGCTTCACCGCGGCCGCGGCGCTCCGGTTGAAGAAGGGCGACCTGTTTACCTTGCCGACGGTGTACACCGTCAACCCGGTCTCGGGGGCAGTGGGATCGGACCTGCAAAAGTTCGTCGTCACCGCGGACACCTCAAGCATTGCAGACGGCAGTGCGGCGATCCCAATCTACCCGCCGATCACCACTTCTGGCGCCACTAGGACGGTCAGCAACTCTCCGGCGGCCGGCGCTCCGCTCACCATCATCGGAACTGCCAATCAGTTGACGGCGCAGTCGATCGCGTTTCATGAGAGCGCGTTCGTCATCGGCATGGCGCCGCTTGCGATGCCGAAGGGCGTGCATTTCGGGGCGTCTCAGATGGACCCGGACAGCGGCGTTTCGATCCGCCTGGTGTCGGACTACGACATCATGAACGACCTCTTCATTACCCGCGCAGACGTCCTGTACGGGCACGCTGCACAGAGGCCAGAGTGGGCCGTGAGACTGGAGAGCTAACCATGAACGACAAAGAGAACGACAAGAAGAAGCGCGAGGAGCAGGACCTCCCCGAAAAAGGCCTGGAAAAAGGCTACGCCAACAGGCACGCCGAAATCACGGAGCCGGGCCAGGTGAAGAGGCAGGAGATCCCCCCGGAAATCTCAGGCGATCCCGAAGAGGTCCAGAAGGAAGCCGAGAGACGGCGCACCGAAGGGGTGGAGAAAGGCTTTGCGAATCGTCATGCCGAGGTTGCGGGAGAGGCGATCGGCCCGCTGCCGCCGCGGGCGCCGTTCTCGAGCCCTCGCACGGTAGCGGAGCCCGAGGGCGGGTGGCAGGAAGGCTTCCCGAAGGTGTACTTCTCGGTCTATGACCGGGTGCCTCCGATTGTGGTTAAAGAGCCGCATGAGGAGGCCGCGATCGACAAAGCCAACTACATGCAGATTCCGCCGGCGAAGGATGCTCCGGAGAAGGTCGACAAGGAGCTGACGGACGCGAAGATGCTGGCCGAGTCCGAGAGAGTGGGGAATCGTTCCGCGGTCTATCCGCCCTCCCCGGAAAAGGAGAAGGCCGCAGGGGGCGGGGTGGCGGTCGACGTGAAAGGCCCGATCAACAAATCGGGACAGTCGAAGCCCGGAGAACACAAAAACTGATGGACTCGGCCGACTACCCCCGGATGATGTTTCACCGGCAGCATGAGCCGGTGACCGTGCAATCCGAGGAGGAAGAGGCAGCGCTCGGGGCGGAATGGTCTCGCATCTTTCCGCCGCCGAGCGAGCCGGAAGAGACCGCGGCGCCGCCAAAGGCCCCTGCCAAAAAGCGGCCGTAACCCGATTTACCACCTTGCGGCACTTTGCAGCATTGCCGCATACCCGCATTTGAGGGTATTCGATGCCTACCACCGTAACGCAATTAATCCATTCCTCGTTCCGGCTGATCGGTGCGATCGCCTCGGGCGAGACGCTCGAGACGGCCGAGCTGAACGATGCATTCGCTAGCCTGAATCAACTGGTCTCGGGCTGGAATACGGAAGGCGCATCAATTGTGGGGCGGAAGCGCCTGGTGGTTGCGGTCGGGGGCTCAAACAGCTATGCCCTCGCCGAGCGGCCAGTAAAGGTGGAGTCCGCGTCGGTGCAATCCGGCGGCATCGACTCCCCGCTCGAGATTGTGGACTCCGTAGGGTGGGAGGCCACCCCGGAAAAGCAGGCGCAGTCCGTCTATGTGAAGAAGCTGTTTTGCGACTACGCCTACCCGTCTTCGACCGTCTACATTGCTCCGATCCCGCGGCTCGGGGGCACGCTTGAGATCTGGACCTACGCGGTAATCGCAGCGTTCAGCGATGTGAATCAAACGATCGACCTTCCGCAGGGATACGAACTTGCGCTCCGGTACGGTCTCGCAATGGCCCTGCTGCCGGAATACCCACGTTCGCAGGTAGATCCGACATTGCCGGCGCAGGCGCAGGCCTACAAGGGGGCAATCATGCAGCTCAACGCGAGCAACCACATGCGGAGTCAGGCCAGCTCGCCGGCGCAGGCAATGGCGACGGCGCAACCACCAGCGAGCTAGACAAATGGCTACACCGACACCTATTTTTCCTGGCGCAGTAGCGACAGACCAGCAGTTGAAAGTCGCGAACAATCGGATCGAGACGAAGCTTCGCGTGTCGATCGACGCAGTGAACACCGTGCTATTCGTAGATTCGACGGCCGGATTCCGGGCGAATAGTTTGGTGACGATCGATAACGAGATCATCGCCATCGAGGCCGTCACAGGAGCCCCGAACCCCGCGTTGCTGGTTGCTACGGGAGGGCGCGGGTTCGACGGGACCTCAGCAGCCACTCATTCCGCCGGCAAAAAAGTCCAAGTACTCATCGACGCCTGGCACCATAACGCGCTCGCCGCCGAAGTCAAGGCAATCCAGTCGTTCCTGGGGCCGAACGGGCAGAACATCGGGATGGGGGCCATCACCGCCGGGCAGTACGACTACGCGCCGATTCAGCCCGGCGGGTCACTTGCGGTTGGGTCGAACAGCATCGTGATCGGGGAGCTGCCGCCGGGGGTGGCGGTCGGCGGTTCGGCATACATCACGGGCGGGACCGGAACACCGGAAGCTGTGCCAATCACAGGCGTAGGGACGAACAGCATTATCGTGACATGCGCGAACACGCACTCGGGGGCCTGGACGATCGCGAGCGCGACGGGAGGATTGCAGGAGGCCCTGCACGCCGTCAAGGCTGCCGGTGGGTGCTTCCTGATCCGGGTTACCGAGACGATCACGCTGCACGCTACGGTGGTCTGCACCTCGCAATTCGCGCACATACAGGGGTGCGGGATCTCCTTCTCCGACGCTTATGTGATCCGGGCCGCGGACTTCGCGACCGGCCCGATGTTCCGGGCAACCGGTCCCAATATGCAACTCCAGGTATCGGACCTCTACATGACGTCGGGCAGCAATACCGCCCCTTATGCGGCGATTCAGGCCGACACCAACGCCGGCATCATGGTCCGCGACGTCTATGCGTCGAACACGATCTACGGAATCGTGCTCGACGGCGCGGCGAGCATCGACATCGACGGATTCACGCACGTAAACAGCGGGTCCGGTACGGCGATCGCCGGAATCCGGGTCGGACCTACGGCGAACGGCAGTGCCCGGATCAGAAACATCTACATCGCCGCTCCGTTTGCGGACCTCAACAAGGTGACGGACTGCATCTTAATCGAGGCCGTGGACGGGCTCCAGGCCGACCACCTCTGGTTGACCGGGCGCACGGGAATCCGATTCGCGCCAACGGGAAGCCAAGTGGTCTTTAATACCTACGTCAGCGACTTTTTGATTGACGCTTTCATGGCCGCCGGTATCTGGTTTTCTTCCGCGCCCACTACGCCGATGCTTTCGATCCGTTTCGCCAACGGCCACATCAACGCGCAGCACGCGGCGGGTAGCGCGGCGTCGGGGATTGATGTGGGATACTCAGCCGCGTCGAATGCCGATGACCTGGAGTTCGAGAACATCAAAATCTACGACTGTCCGCGAGACGGCGTGAGGATCGGCGCCCTGTCCTCCCCGAAGGCCATTGACTTCGCGAACATGCAGATCTTCCATAACGGCGTCGAGGCGGGCTACCACGGGGTCCGTATCGCGGCGGGAGCGTCGGGCATCCGAATCCGGAACTCGACCGTCGGCAACCGGAGCTTCGGCACCGCCGGCGTCCAGACCTATGGGATCGCCGCGGAGGGCAACCTCAGCGATTCGATGATTGCCGGAAACGACCTCTCGCTGAACGGCGCGGGGCCGTTGATTCTCGCCGGGACCTTCTCGGGTCTGATCGAGAACAACAAAGGCATCGACGACGTGATGACGCAGGGCATCGCCTCCGCGGCCACGATCACGGTGGGCGTCTATCGGTTCTACAAGGTCACCGGCACCGCCGTGATCGCCACGATCAACGGCGGCATCACCGGCCAGCGAAAAACGTTGCAGTTTACGGATGCGGCGCCGGGCGGAGTGTCGGCGGCCGGAAACATCTATACCGCGAAGACGGCGGCGCAAAACGCCACGGTCACTCTGCAATTCGACGGAACCAAGTGGGTGGTCATGTGAGCGCCGTTCCCGATACGCTTTGGAACAATATCCTGTTCGACCAGGCCGCCTTCGGCGGTAGCCTGTCCGGTTTGATCGGACAGAGCGCGGGGCGCATCATCTACGCCGCGCTGCGGAAGGCCGGCGTCACGCTCGGGCCGCAGAGGACGCCTTCGGCGGCGCAGATGCAGGACGGAATCGAAGAGTTGAGCCGCCTGCTCGGCTCCCTGCACACCGACCGCTACTTCATCTACTCGCTGGACATCCTGACGTTCGCACTCGAGGCCGGAAAGAAGGTCTACACCTGGGGGAGTGGCGGGGACTTCGACGCTCCGCGGCCGCAGGAGATCACGCACGCCAATGTGATCACCGAGAACGGGGCGCTACGGTACCCGCTCGAGATCTACACGCCCCAGCAGTGGGCGTCGGTCGACATGCAAGATCTGCCGGGCACGATTCCCGAGGGGCTCTTCAACGACCGCGCATCGCCACTGTCAAACATCTACATCTACGGGCAGCCGGCGACGGCCATGCAGCTCGAGTGCTACACCTGGCATCTGATCCCGGAACTCGAAAGCGAATCGGACGCGCTCTTCCTTCCGCCCGGGTACGCCGATGCGTTGACGCTGAACCTGGCGTGCAGGCTGGCGCCGCACTTCCAGCGGCCGGTGGATCCTGACGTGAGACAGCAGGCGCGGGAATCGCTGATGCGCCTCGAGTCCTTCAACGCTCCTCGTCCGATCGCTTCTCTTGGCGGTCTGGGTTGTGGGTGCGGCGGGTATGACATTCTCTCGGATCAGTAGGGCTCCATTGCATGGCGACGGTGTGAAAGATCGACCGCACGAGTTCGTCAAAATCGCGTTCGGGCCTGGTCTCGCTCTCCTCCACCGCTCCGAGTTTATATGAAGATCTCGCTTGCCGGTCCCAGCTACACAAGCCGGTCGGTTGCCGCCGCGGCGCAGCAAACGATGAACCTGTACCCGGAGGCGGTCGAACTCCCGAACGAGCCGAACCGGCTGGTGCTCTACGGGCGGCCCGGCTTGGAGCTGTTCGTTACGGTCTCGCCGGCGAAGATCCGGGCGATGTGGTCCGGCGGCGGCCGTCTGTTTGTCGTCCATGCGTCGAACTTCAGCGAGATCACGGAAGCCAGGACCATCACCACATCTCCGAAGACCGTGGCACAGACCGTGCCACCCTCGGCCAGCCCCGGCGGGGAGCCCGATCCCGCGCAGATTTTCAGCAACGGGCACCAGCTCATGATCATATCGGGCGGCCTGGTCTACTGCGACAACGGAGCAGGCCCGGATCCGGTCAAGTTTGTCGAATCGGGGCACGGAGACACCGTTGCGGCTACCACGTCGCCACCCGCGGCCGGCCACATGATCCGGATCAATGACGGCTCGGTGCCGTTCGACAGCTCGTGGAACGGAAAGAACATCTACATCGACGGCCTGATTTACACGATCTCGGGAGTGGTCGATCCGGACCTGATGACGCTGACCCCGTCTCCGCCTGACGCGGAGAATGTCGTCTGGGACATGCCGAATGTAGGGGACCCGGTGACGGGAATTACCGGCGGGTTCCTCGACGGGTATTTCATCGTGCAGCGGCCACCGGCCGCGAGCGGGCTCTTCAACCCCCCGGCAAGACGCCGACAGGGGAGGTCGGGCGCCTTGGAGGATCCCGGCCGCCAGTTCAATATCTCGAAAGTGCTCGACGGGACGTACTGGCATTCGCTGGACTTCGGGGTGAAGGAGGGGGCCTCGGATTACCTCCGCTCGATTCTTTGCGACCACGAGGAGCTGTACCTCTTCGGGACGGAGACGTCGGAGATCTGGTCGAACGTGGGAGACCCGAACTTCCCCTTCCAAAGAAACCCGGGCGCATTCATCCACGAGGGGGCCGCGGCGACGTTCAGCCAGTGCTCTGTGGGGCTGACGGTGTGCGGCCTGGCGGGCGGCGCGACAGGCGCGGTGATTGCCTTCCAGCTTCAAGGACTCCAGCCGAAGCGCATTAGCACACACGCCCAGGAAGAGGAATGGAACCAAGCCGGCTATCGCATTCAGGAGTCGGTCTCGTACGGGTACACGGAGGGGGGCCATACGTTCTGGGTGGTCAACTTCTGGAGAGCAGGGCAGGGAAGGACGTGGGTCTACGATCTGACGACGCAGCTCTGGCATGAGCGGGCGGCCTGGAGCGGCTCGGCGTTCACGCGATATCAGCCGTGGTATCACGTCTTCATTCCGGAATGGGGCACCAACGGGGAGCACATCGTGGGGGATCCCGGCACAGGGAAGCTCTACCGGATGTCGACCACCTATGCGGACGACGATGGCGCGTCAATCCTATACCGGCGGGCCTTCCCGCACCTGATCGCCGAGAACCAATTCGGGTATGCTCACCGGCTCGAGGTGCTCGCCGAGATGGGAGCGCTCGAGGCGGGCGACCCCGTGCCGCAGATGGTGCTCGACTGGTCGAAGGACTACGGACACACGTTCATCAATGCGCGATCGGTCCCAATGGCGGCGGCGGGCCAGTACACCAAACGGGCGGTCTGGCGCAGGCTGGGGAAGGCCCGCGACTCGGTGCCGCGGGTCTCCATTGACGCCAAAGTGAAAATCGCGTTGATCGACGCATACCTCGAGTCGACCCAAGGATTCGCCTGATGGACAGGCTACAGACCCCTCCTATCCGGACGCCGCTGGGAGAAGGCGAGCCACAACCGGCCGGGCGCAATGCGGCGACGTCAAAAACGGCGAAGGAGTGGTATTACTACTGGCGGCAGACCGGCGACCAGACCAACTTGAACACCGATGGACTCGCGGCGGCCGTCGCCAAACTCGACGGCCTCGTCACCTTCGGCGATCACGCGGATCGGCCGGCGACCGCTCCGGAAGGAGCCCTCTATCTTGAGGCAGACCGCGGCAGCGTCCTCTACCAGCTCCAGGACGGCGAGTGGGTATACGTCTCGGGCGTCATGTGGGGGGCGCTCAGTCCGGACGAGCGGCCGGCGGATCTTGGCTCGCCGAACGATATCGGCTTCGAGTTCTGGGCGGTCGACCAGGCGCCGGTGCGTAAGTATATCTGGAACGGCAGCGCCTGGATCGAGCAGACGCCGGTCATCTACGGGACGCACGCGGCGCGGCTCGCCTTGACGGTCTCCGACGTTGCGCTCGGCGTGCTGTTTATCGAAACAGACCGCAGCAACGTGGTCTACGAGATGCGGAGGCCCGCTTCCAGCAATGTCTGGGTGTACGTGACTGGCACGATGACTGGCACTATGTCTCCCGATCAACGGCCAGGCGATCTCGGGACAAACGACACGGGCTTCCTCTTCCTCTCGACGGACTCCTCGCAGACTTTCCGCTGGAGCGGGAGCGCATGGGTAGACCTCACGGCGGTAGCGCCCGCAAACGACTTCCAGAACGGTGTCGGTTCCGGCTCGATGACGTTGACGACCACAGCTACAGCGATTCCAGGACTCAGCCTGACAATCACCCGGGCCGGCGTCTATGCCATTACAGCGATCACCGACTTCGCGTTGACCGGGGCGGGGGACGCGGGGTCGATCTTACTCTCGCAAATCGCAGTGGACGGAGCTGTTATCGGGCGGTTCGGCATCTTCCAGACTGATACAGCCAGCGCTACGTCGAACCGCGCATGTATTCCGATCCTTGCCCGGTATGTTTCCGGCGGCGGCTCGCACACCCTCACCGTGCTCGCGCACAAAAACGCCGGGACCGGGACGAGCGTGGTATTTCCTGGCAACTCGACGCTATCGTCCATGTGGATCAGCCCATGATCACGTTCGAGCGCTCCACGGATTACGCTTTGGTGCGGCGCATCCTGACCCACCCTCGCATCTACGACAAAATCTCAGACGACCATTCGCCGGCGCGGGAGGATTACCGGCCGATCGAGCATCCCTCGGTCTGGTATGTGGTGGCGCGGGATGTCTACCCGGAGGGTCATGACCTGCTCGGCCTCTGGATGCTCCACCCGCTCAACGGAATTTGCTGGGAAGTGCATACGGCTTTGATGCCAGTCGCATGGGGCGAGAAGGGACTCGAGGCGGCGCACCTCCTGCCGGATTGGATCTGGGAGAACACGCCTTGCAGGCGCATTGTGACGAACGTGCCGAGCACCAACCGGCTCGCCCTGCACTTCGCGTTACGGGCGGGGATGACGATCTTTGGCGTCAACAGGGCGAGCTATTTGAAGGACGGGAAGCTCTGCGACCAGGTGTGCTTGGGAATCAGCCCCCCGGAAGAAGAAGCGAAACGCGAAGCGGAATCGGGGCTGCGTTTTGAGTTTTTGACGGCGATCAAGGAGGTGCAACCGTGCCGGCGGCCGTAGCAATTCCCGCGGCGATATCTGCGGGCAGTTCGATCTTTGGCGGAATCATGGGCGCTCGAGCGGCGAAGAGCGCGGCACAGATCCAGCAGGAGGAGGCGCAGCGCCAGGCCCAAGGATTCCGCGATTTGGTCAACGAATACAATCCGCGGATCCAGAGCACCGCCGAGCAGGCCCGGCAGGACGTGCTCACCGCGGCGAACACGGCAGGCACGAACCTAACCGGGGTAGCTCGAGACGCGGCAGGCAATCTAGTGAACGTGGCCGAGCGCGGCGCCGGGGACATCACGGGCTCGGCCGAGCGGGCCAACGAATACCTCCAACCGTACCTCGGGGTGGGGACGCAGGCAGCGAAGACGCTCGCCGAATACATGGCGCCCGGCGGGGAGCTGAACCGGGACTTCACGTTCAAGGATATGCAGCGCCTGGACCCCGGCTACCAGTTCCGGCTCGATCAGGCGCAGAGGGCTCTGATGGCCGGCGGCGCAGCTCGAGGGGGCAACCTCGGGGGAGGCGCTATCCGAGCGGCGAACCAGTTGGCCCAGAACGTCGCCACGAGCGAGTATGGAGCGGCCTTCGACCGCTTCCGTAACCAGCAGACTGACCGATTTGATCGTTTCAGTAACCTCATGGACATGGGCGTCAGGACCGGAACGCTGGCTGGCGCGAACCTGATGACAGCCGCAGATCGGGCCGCGGGTTTACGGGCTGATGCCGCTCGCACGGGTGGAGGGTGGAATGTTGACGCAGCACGAACGGCGGGCGGGTGGAACACCGGCGCAGCGGAATATGGCGGAAATGCGATGACACGAGCAATGGAGGTGCAGGCGAACAACGCCATCGGCGCACAACGCTCAATCGCGGACCTCATGACGGGCGGCGCGGCGGCGCAGGCTGCCGGCAAGGTGGGAGCGGCCAATGCGTGGGGCGGAATGCTCGGCGGACTTGCGGGTGCGGCCAATCAGGTAGGTGGCTACTACCAGCAGAAGAAGCTGCTCAGTCAGATGGGCTATGGGGCGGCACAAGGTCCAAGTCCGGAGCAGCTCTGGAATATGCCAGGGCCACAGAACCCGTGGACGACGAACCCCAATTTCTGGTATGGTTCGCCGGCGAATCCAACGGCGCCGGGAGGACCTCCCACTGCGATGCCGATGAGCGGCGGCTATTCTGCGGCACCCTGGTCTTCCATGACGCCAAACTATTACGGAGGCGTGCCGTCAAGCCCCGGATACCTCGGCAAGTATGGCGGTTATCGCTGGTAGGGAGAGACCATGCCGATTCTGACTCTGATTCTGGTGCTGGTGATCGTCGGAGTTCTGCTCTGGCTGATCAATACCTACGTGCCGATGCAACCCCCAATCAAGACGATCTTAAACGTGGTGGTGGTCCTGATTTTGATCGTCTGGCTGCTGACGGCGCTCTTTCCGGGTCTCATGGATATCCGCATAGGGAAGTGACACATGGCGCTCAATCCTGAGATCTCACTTGGCGTCCGCGTCCCGCAGATCAACCTCGACATCCCGTCTCCGATCCAGCAGTTCGGGCAGATGATGAGCCTCAAGGGATTGATGGAGCAGCAGCAACTGCGGCGGGCGCAGATCGCGCAGGAGGAGATGCAGCTCGACGCCCTGCGCCGGGCGAACGCGGGCCAGGAGGAGTTCCGGCGCCGGATGACGGCGGGAGAGGATCTGACGCCGGGGCAGACGTTGGGCATCTTGGGTCCGAAGGCCGGCGTCGACTTCTTGAAGGGCCAGCAGGAGGTAGCCGATAAAGACCTCGAGCGGAGGTCGAAGATCTACACGCGCATGTACCAGCTCTTGGGCTCGGCGACAGACGCGCCCACCTACAGCCGGGCGGTGATGCAGGCCGCGGGGGAAGGGCTGATCACACCGGACGAAGGGCGCCGGTATCTCAGCGAGGGCTACGACCGGCGGCGCGTGGGCCAGATGCTCTCCTGGACGATGAGCGGGAAGGAGCAGGCAGACCTGGCTCTGTCGCAAGCTCGGGCCGAGCGAGAGGCCCAGGAATCGGCAGCCAGACTGGCGAAGGAGCGGGCAGAAGTGCGGCTCAAGGGGCTCGAGGAGGCCTCGCTGACCGTACCCGATGATCCCGCGGCATGGGCAGCCTGGAGGGCACGGCTGCCAGCGGAAATACAGCCCCTGATCCCACCGCAGCACTCGCCAGCCGGTTACCAGCTCGTGCGGCAATATGGGGTTAAGCCGAAACTCGCAGAGCCAGGGGTCGACGTTCCGCTCTCGCCGCCCGTCTTCGAACAGAAGAAAGAACTAGCGGCGGCGGCATCGGGCGCGGCGGCAGCGGCAGTGCGATCAGGCGATGCCGCCCTCGTAGAGACCGTCAGGCGGAATCCGTCCCTCTTCGATAATCTCTCGCCCGAAGTGAAATCTCGGCTGGCTCCGCAACTTGAGGCCACGGGATTTAAGGACTTCGGGACGAAGCTATCCGATACCGAACTGAACAAGATTCAGGAGACGCAGAAGGGAATCGACTCTCTCACCACATTGCGGCAGAAGATCAAAAACAACCCCGGAGCGGTCGGGCCAGTTAGCGGGTGGTTGACACACTATCCCTGGGCGACCCAACGCAAGAAACTCCAGGCAGACATAGACACGGCCAGACAGATGATCGGCAAGGCGCTCGAGGGTGGAGTGCTCCGGAAGGAAGACGAAGAGAAGTATGCACGCATTCTGCCCACGATGACGGACGCGCCGGATATCGCAGACTACAAGCTCGAGCAACTCGATGAAATGATGCGCCGGGACTTGGGGACCTATAAGGCCAGTCTGCGGTCTGCCGGCCGCCGAATCGACACGCAGGAAAATCGCGGCGGCTCGGGTGTGCCGCAAGTGGGCGACACGTTCAACGGCGGGAAGGTCAAGTCCGTTACGAGGATCGAGTAATGGCGAAGTACCGGGTGGACACCGACAAGGGCTCGTACATCGTTGAGACCGAGGACCCGCCGGTCCAGCAGGCTCCGCAATCCTTCAGCGAGCAACTCTGGCAGGAAGGCGTAGTCAACCCGGCGCGGCAGGTTGGGGCGGGAATCCTCGGCGCATCGGCGACTGCAAACCGGATGACGGCCAATGTGGCAGACATCCTGAACCAGGCGTCTATGAAGCTCGGCCAGATCACCGGCCTCCAGCCTAGTGGAGCCTTCGGCGAGCTGCGCGATTGGGCGCGGCAGCAGCAGCACGGGCAGGAACAGCAAGCGGCAGAACTCGCCGGCGGCCGCCAGGACTTCCCGAGCCAGCTCTACCGCGGCGCGACACAGGGAGTTGCCGAGCTGCCCACCTATGCCGTAGCGGGAACGGCCCTCGGCCCAGTGGCCGGCATGGCCGCCGTAGGGGCGATTCGGGAGTCGGACCTGGGGTGGAAGCAGGCCCTCAAGGCCGCCGCAGAGGGCGCTCTGCTCGGGAAGGCTCTCCACGTCATGGGACCAGCGTCCAGGCCAATACGGCTCACCGGAGCGGCCGCAATGACGTATGCGCAGGCCCGATTGAACGGTGCGGACAATACGACGGCTTTGGCTCATGCCACCACCATGGGGGGTCTGGTCGGACACCGCGGCGGCGGGCTGGGGGCGCGGGACATCCTCAACCTCAACATGCCGACGAGACCGCTCATCCCTTCCCGCCTGAATCGGGTCGAGGCCGCGGCCGTCGCGGACCTGAAGGCCGAGGGTGTGCCGCTGACAGGCGCCACGCAAACAGGGAACCGATTCCTGCGGGCGGCGGAAGGAGTGGTCGAGGCCACGC